ATTAAATAGCTTATGAAGCTTTTCCATATTTCCTTTCGACTTAGGTTTCACCTTCTCTAGAAACTTGACAAAGCCTTCGTCAGCTTCCTGTGAAGGGGTGAGGGAGGAACATGAGAAGCAATAGACAGAGCCATCGTCGTTCATCGAGGCTGCATCGCTGCTTCCACATTTGCTGCAGGGAATGTGCGTTTTAACGAAGCTCATTATTTCTTCCTCTCTTTCAGCATCATGTCGGCCACGATGTATGCCGCTTGGACAATCTCAGCCGCTTTCGTGTTGCCATTGGCACACAACCCCTGCATCGCCTTAGCAGCGAAGTAGTCGCGAAGGGTCATGCCTTGAAAAGCTGTGCCAGTTGGAAATGCTGGACCACCTGTGTTGTTACTCATTTTTTTTACATCAGCGCATTTATTGCATGGAAGATCAATAGGATTGAAATGCTCACAGACATCACGATTCATAACAATTCTCCAGCTTTTTAAGCTTATCCATACTTTTTGTAAAAGCTTCTATTTCTTTCGCATGCTCTGAAATTAGATGATTTCGTAGAGTTTCAAAAGCTTTCTTTTTACCCATTCGACGAGGGTAATGATAGAAGCCTAATCCATGTGGACCGAAGTCTTCATTGTGTCTGTCTCCTTCCAAGTCGGAAAACATCACTTGCCATTCACCCGTCGTTGTTCTAGGGCGGATTTCTACAGTGCTAAATTTCATTCTTTCTCCTCTTCCATCAGCGACCCTGCACAGATGGGGCAGACATATGTGACATGCTGTCGTTGATAGGCACGGACAAGCTTGGCAAACTCCAGCAGCTTATCCATCCATTCTCCACCATATTGCTGAGGGTCTAGGCAGTCGGCTTTGTGTGCTAGCAGGACAAGGTCGTCTCTGGTCATGTGTTGCGTTTCTTTAGCGCTGCCTTCAAATCCTCAATCTGCATCTCATACCCACGCACAGACAGCTTCATCTCGTACGCTTGGTTGATCTGGTGCAGGCGTTCGTTCTCTGCGTGCAGGCGGCGCAATTCGGCGGCGGCTGCATCAGACACAGGCTCGTCGGCGCTTTGTAAAACTTGAGCAAGATAGAGTGCTGTGGGTTGTTTACTCATACCTTCCTCCCCACAAATAGCCCCAACGTTTACGCCATGCTCTGGCTGTCTCCTCGTCTACCTCCTCCATGATGGCGTCTGCCTCATTCAGCGCATGCTCCATCTCTACTAACACACGGTCTTGCTCGGTGTTTTGGGCCTCAAAGCTGGCACAGTTTCGGCACTTACTAGGCATGCAGTCCTGCGTGGCGCAGGGAGGGCAGCCGCACTTGCCATCGTCTCCGTAGGGTATCCAGCAGATGCCGCAAACCTCTCTACTCATGGTTCCTCTCCTTCAGCGCCTGCTCGATGGCGCGGGCAATGTCGTAATGCGTGTTGAAAACTTGAGCGTCCTCCCAAACAGCGTCAATCTCCTCCTCCGTCAGCCCTCGCCACTCGCGGCGGGGTGGGTGAGATGGAAGTTTGTGCGCTGGTTCGACGTTTGCAAGTAACCGCATGAACCGCGCCGCGCCTTGGTTGGCTGTGTATGAATCGCCACCCGCATCAACAAAAGCCATCGCCACGTTGCAGTGCCACGACCACGCATAGTCGGGGTCGGCTTGCATGGCTTTAATTACGATTTTCATAGCATCGGCCACCGGCTCCTGCTCCGGCTGCTCCAGCGCGGCGCGGAGGGCGGTGATAGCCTCGCCTGTTTTGTCGATGGGCCGCGTCTGTTCAACGTGGTATTCCAACGCCTCCAGCGCCAACTGTGCGGCGGTTCGTAGTGTGGTCATTTCGTTTCTCCTCTTGCGCGGATGGCGGCCTCAAGATCGACTGGACCTCCGTAAAAAGCCACAAGGTCTATGCACTCCAGTGCGAACTCCTCGCGCACGGCAGCGGCAAAGCGTTCAATTGGCTCGACCCAGCCACCATGTCGGCACAAGGTGTCGGACTCTGCGTCTATTCCAGCCTCCCGCGCCATGCGGATGATGTCGTTAGTAGTCATGGGTTGCTCCTTGCGCGGATGGCGGCGGCGCAGTCGTTGGTGCCGTCGCACCATCCTGCAATCCATGCTCCTTCATGTCTGTTGTCAGGCTCTAAGTCGTCACACACCTTCGCACACGCCTCGCGCTCGGCAGCGGCGACAAGATCGGCGAATCGTTCAATTGCTACCTCTTGCGCGTCCCAGCGTCCCACTCCAGCCTCCCGCGCCAGCTTAATGATGTCGTCGCGGGTCATGCTTGCCCCCTTGCGCGGATGGATTTGGCGCGGTCTTCGCAGGCGTCGTTCCACTCCTCGTGATACTCGTTGGGCCACATGTCAATGCCCTCCTCACACAACTTCGCACACGCCTCGCGCTCGGCCTCAACGGCTTTCTGCACCAGCACCTTGATGTTGCTGCCGATTGCTGCAAGCACCAGCTTGGCTGCATCATCTGCCGGGATGTCGGGGTTTGCCCAGATGCCATCACGCGACAGGCGCAGCACTTCAGTTGCCTCTTGATTCACAAAAAGACTCATGATTGGCCCCTTGCGCGGATAGCGTCGCCGTATGAGCCGTTGCCTTCTTTGAGGATGTGTTCAACTATCTGGGCACACGCTTCGCGCTCGGCAGCGGCGACAAGGGCGGCGAAGCGCATCATGACCTCGGTCTGCGACGGTCCGCCCCAAACGTAATCGCCATCGGCGTGACGTTCGGTACCCATGCCAGCCTCCCGCGCCATGCGGATGATGTCGTCCCTAGTCACTTCAACGCCTCCAATGCAATAGATGCCAGCGACTTCTTGTCGCGCAGCGCAGCCCAGATTTTGTGGTCAACGGTCTTGTCGGTCAGCAAGACGTAGTTCCACACGTCATGGCGCTGGCCGCTGCGGTGCAGCCGACCGACCGCCTGCTCGTACAACTCCAGCGACCACGGCAGCGTGAGCCATACCATCCGACAGCCACCGTGCTGGAGATTCAGCCCGTGTCCTGCCGACGCCGGGTGCGCCAGCAGCACCTCGACCTTGCCGGCGTTCCAGTCCTCGATCGCGCCGGGGTCACGCACGTCTCGCGCGCCCTTGTGGCGGCGCAGCAACTCGTTACGCTCGGCGATGTATTGATACCAAACAATCGTGGGCGCGCGCTGGTTCTCGTCCAGCAGGTCTGCCAGCGCGTCGAGCTTGTGCGAGGACTGCCAGTGCGTCTCCAAGGCGTACACGAACCCGCTGGCCATCTGCTGGAGCTTCTGCGTGACGACCGCTGCGTTCTCGGCGATGGCTTTCTCGTCGTTGCCGAGTTCGAGGACGAAGTTCTTCCGCATCGTCTCGTAGTCGGTCATGTCCATCGTCAGCGGCACCTCGACCGTGTGCAGCGGCGGCAGCGTGTCGGTGTAGACCCCAGGCTCCAGCACATAGGTGGCCGGTCGGATGCGGTCCATGACCTGCTCCAGCGCCCCCGGGCGCGGCTCGTACTCGACGTAGTTCCCGCGCAGGAACGAGAAGAAGTACTGCTGCTGGAATGCGCCCTTGCTGCGGCCCAACAGCTTCTGATCGATGATCTTCACCTGACCGAAGACGTCCTCCAGGCCGTTGCTGGTGAAGCTGCCGGTCAGGCCCCATCGGTTTTCCACTTTGGCCAGAATCTTTTCAATGGCTTTGAAGCGTTTGCCTGACGGGTTTTTCAGGCGCGTCAACTCGTCAAAGACCACGCCGTCAAACGCCGTCCATAGCTCCTGCTCGGCCAGCCATTGAAGGTTGTCGTAATTGGTGACGATGATGTTCGCGTCGGAATCCAGCGCCTCGCGGCGCTGCTTGGGCGTACCGCAGGCGACGGCCACCGAGGCGTACTCTGCCCACTTCTTAGCCTCTGCTGGCCATACCGACGTTGCCACCCGCAGCGGCGCGACTACCAGCCAACGGGCGTAGCCGTCCACAACCATGTCTTCGATGGCCGTAAGCGCCACAGCGGTCTTGCCCGCGCCCACGGGCGCGAGCAGCATCGCCCGGTCGCGTTCGATCAAGAACTGCGCGGCAGCGCGCTGATACGGCCTCAAC